CTGACATCTGACTTGTAAAACCGTATTCCTCAGTATCTTCCACTAAACCACCCTCATCAAATCCTAAACGTTTAAAGAACTTCTTAAAGAAATTTTCTTCTTCGATAGCTTCTTCTTTTTTTCTGGGCTTAACTATAGGACTCGCAGAAATATCGGTAGAAGAATAACCTTTAGGTTCACCCATTTTTCTGAGCATATCTTGGGCTGCGAACCTAAGGCCAGCTATACCTTTATTTATTACCTTTGCGTTTGCATTTGTTGCAAGCTTAGAGTCTAACGGCAAGAACCCTCTCTTGTCTGACTCTCTTAAAAACTCTGTGTCAATCTGTGAAATTGTACTTTCAAACTTTTTTGTTTCACCAGTTGTAGGAGCTATAAACTCAGCGTCAGGATCATCAAAAAGTTCTACGAGAAGTTCTTCTCCAAATTTCTCTTTATCAAGAAGATTGGCTGCTTCAATACCGTACTTCTTTTTAAAGAACTTAGGATCTTCGTTTAGCATATCTCTTAAAAGAGCAAGACCTCTATGCCTTGTTTCGTGAGCGATAACATCCTTAGAAGACCCAACGTCAGGTCCATAAGATACTGTGTCAGGTTCAAAACTTAAGACTTTACCACCATGGACTTCGCCATGTATTCCATCTTCAAGAGGATAATCACCCATATAAAAAGCGTTATTAACACCTTCTGGTACTTCGTACTTCATACGAGAAATATCAAAACCAAGACGAGAGATAGGATCTTCACTAAGAATCTTATCCATATCCGCACGAAATTCTACATTAGCTAAACCAGCCATTTTTTCTGGGTCTGGCCTTGCTCTAGGTCTAAGAGAAGCTTTATCAGTTTTAGTACCTAGACCTGTAGGTCTTGCTCTAGGTCTTAACGTTTTCTCAGCCATTTACTTTATCCCGAAGTCGAGTAAGAGAACGAAGAGCACGTACTTCTCCTTGAAGCCTGTAGATCTCTTCTAGTTCTACTCGTTGTTCTAATTGCCTATAAGTATATTGAATACGATCATGTAGCTCTTCTAGTAAAGCATCCCAAGAGTTCTTATCATTTACTACTAGCTTTAGGCTCATGCAGCACCTTGTTGCCCAGTGTTACCTGAGAAACCCTGTTCTCCTGGCTGAGGAGCCGTACCAGTTCCTATGTTACCACCCCCAGCGCCAGTAGTATCCTGCACTCCTGTGGGCGCTCCTTGTCCCTGTGGTGATGGTGGTCCTTGTACCCCTTCTTGTGGAGCAGCCTCAGGATTCTGAGCTTGGAAATCTTTTAGGAGTTCAGCCTGTAGTTTAGCATCAGCTATTGAGTTGACTACTTTATCAGGATCAAGATCCATAGACTTAGCGATTTCTCTGATGATGTAGTCCATCTTAGCAAATGGTGCGAGCGTTGGGTTCTGAGTAATCTGCAGGAATTGCATCAAGCGTTGTGAGCGTACCTCATTAGCCATCAAGCTCTCAGTACCTTGAGCTTTAACCTCTAAGTCACCTTTAATTTCGTCATCGAAGTCAAACTGCATATTAAAGTTAAAGAAAGCTTTACCAAGGGGTGATAGAAGGTAATCATCTACGTTTTTTACAACGTTACGAATAGAACCATTAGCAGCAGACATAAGCATAGAAATACCACTTGCAGTACGACCCACACCCGAAACGCCAGTTTGACCATGCGCAAAAGATGGAAAACCAGTAGATTCATCAGCTAGTACTCTTGCCTTATCAAATAGTTGCATGTTCTCGTTTGAAACATTAGGAAACTTAGTACCAAACAAAGCTTGCCCAGGAGCACCACCCTGTCTCCTAAAGACTTTACCGGGATATACTGACATGTCTTGGCCCGGAACTAAGTTTGTTTCATCTACTTCAATGATAAGATTTCCTGAGAGTGCGGCATTGTCTACCGCCATACGCATGAAGCCATTCATCAAGGTCTGCGTATCGTCCATGTTTTCTGCGATACCTACACCAAAGAAGCTGTAGGGATTAACCTCATACGGTACTGCGTAGTAAGGAATGTAGGACGGTGTAAATGGATTAAGAACTAAACGTAGAACCTGACCATTACAAACCCAAACGTTAACAGAGACTTGATCTAAGTCTTCCATTTCTTTTGGGATGTCAACGTTTTGATCTTTTAGTATTTCTGTATCTACGTATCCCCAGAACTCTAAAACTTCGAAGCGTTCACTACGAGTTTCTTGTTCGTCGTCTTCCATAGCTTGTTCCCACCACTCTTTTGTGTAGGACTCCCCCAAAGAAATAGCTGTATCAATAGCATTCTCACGGAAGAAAGGTCTTCGCTTAAGCCCTCTAATCTGTGAGCGAGACATCTTGTGACGCTCGATAACAAACTCTGCGTCATCCATATTAGAGGCGTCTGGGTCAGGGTAAAAGTTCCAGATAGAAACAGACGAGCACCGAGGCATAGTCTTGATAAGAGGAGTGTACTCACCGTCTTCAGACCAATTAGGATATTCTTTATCTACTGCAAACGGACCCTTCATAATACCTGTGCCAAACAAAGCACACTCAAAAGCTGCAGTACGTAATTCCTTACGAGCATTTGATTCTTCTAGCTGATCATGAATTTTCTTTTCCATTTTCTTGGCTGCTACCATAGCGGGATGGAAAGTAATTTGTGAGGGTGTTTCTGCTTCACCTTCTTTTAGATCTTCTTGAAATGGAGAAAGTTTATTTCTTAACCCAGCAAGTCTTTCTCTGAAGTCAATGAGTGTTTCACCTGGTTCGATTGGAGGGGTTTCTTGCGTTTGTGGTTGTTGCTCGTTCATCTTTTTAAGGGGATCTGCAGTCTCTAGATGAACAGCTTCTGAAATACCCTCAGGTAAAATAGTTGGGTCAATACTAATAGGAAATTTGTTAGCGCCAAATAAGACTTCGACAATCTGACCGTAGGCTGCTAAGACTTTTGTTTTAGTAACTTTAACAAATACTCTGGACTTTTCTGCTGAGGTAAACTGTATGTCTGGGCTATATAGCCCCCTGTAATTTCTGTAGGCTCTAATCCAGCGTTGTTCTTCCCCATATCGAGCAGTTTCAGCTTTACTGAATCGTTCCTTAACAAAACCTACGATAGTTCCAACCATAGGGTCATTTGAAGTATTTTCTTCTGAATCCTCGATGTAAGATACCTCTGCATCTTCCATGTAGACTTCTTCAGCTAGAATGTCATCTTCTTCCATAGTTATTCCTTAGTATCCAAAAATTGAATCTGCTGCTTGAAATCCTGACCTCTGAGTTTCAGAGTTATAATCAAACAAGTTACTACGAGGGCGTGTCATGATTCCGTACCGTAAAGCATCATAAATGTGATCTTCAGATCTTGTATCTACGTCCTCTGGGTTATTTTTATCTAAAGGCAAAGACGGTAGTTGCGAGATCGTATTATAACAATTGTTAAAGAAGACTAGCCTAGGTTCTTCTGTAAACTCATCAATCTGAAGTCTTCTATGTAATTCGTTTTTACCAGCTACACGGGAACCTTTAGACCTATCGGCTGGCCTCCAACGACACCCCTTAACAATCATTTGTTCTGCTAGGCTTGGTCCAGTATCACCTCTTTTATGCCACAAGGAACTATCAAGAACACCGTATCGTATTTTCTCTTCTGATTCTAAATCAAGGACCATATCAGCTAAGTCAGTCGCTAAGACTTTACTGACGTACAATTCTCTATATATGATAAGTTGCTCATCAGGCGCAACGGCAAACCAAAGCACAGCACTGTAAGAACCATAACCATAATCTGCTGCTCTAAACCTAGGCCAATTACTAGGGATATCAAAGGGATCTACCACATGAACTTTACGATTAAATTCAGGGAAGGCTGCGCCCTCATTAATGTCCCAGTCTCCTTCAAGTAGTTGTCTTCTTTGATGCTCAGGGAGAGACAACAAGTTAGCTTCGTACATCCCATCGTCAGACAGATAGGGATTATCAAACAGAGTTGCAGGTATAAACTTCCTTTTAAAAAGAGGTTCACCTTCTCTACTGTGACCCTTAGGCCAACAGATAACCTCACCATCTTGGTCAGTCGCCCAGAAAGCCTTGTTAGGTGTCTGAGGATCAATAAAGGTACGCTTTACCCAACTGTGACCCGGACCCCCTGGGTTACTTGTCGCCCTCATGTAGAGAGGTAATCCACTGGCTTTTGTTGTACGTAACCTTGAACGCATATAAGACCACGCATAATCTGTAGGCCACTGAGTAAGCTCGTCAAACCCTATCCAGTTAAATGCTTGACCTTGGTAACGCATAACGTCATCATCACGGTCTAGGTATGACATCCAGAGAGTTGCTCCGCTAGGGGCTACCCAAGTCTTATCCCTTTCCATAAACTTAATACCCGGTATTGCTCTTGGGTATAATTGTTTAGAAACTGAGATAAGTTCTCTTAGTTCCTCTGTTGACCTACGCACGATAAGCATTCTAGCGTTAGGATTATTCAAGTACCTTACTGGATCAGCAACCAATGAATACGACTTACCACCACCTGCTGCGCCACCGTATAAAACTTCTTGTTCTGTAGCTGCTAGAAATGATGTTTGTGGACCAGGGTTAGGTTCAAAGATTATTTCTCGTACAGCTTTTTCAACATCAATCTGCGCTGACTTCGGATTCGCTGGTGTTGTCTGACCATCCATCTCCAAAGATTCTTTTGGTAGCTCTACCACCAAGTCTTTCTTTCTCGATCTTCTCCGCCTTCCTTGCCGCTTCTTTATATTTTTTGGCATAGTTGCGGTAGTTCGAGGAAGCTCGTCTGCGTTTTTCTTCGATCCTGACACGTTTATCTAACCCTACATGCGATATATACCTACCTGATTCTTTTGATAACCATTGAGCTACTTGCCTTAAGCTGTACTCTTGTAGGAATAGTTTTGCTTTTTCTAAAAGTTCTAATTCTTCTGGTATGGGTATAAGTAAATCAGGATCTTCCTCATCCTGTTTGTATCCAAAGGGTACGTGCCTTCCAACTCTAATTATAGGATACCACTCTCCGTTCTCTCCTCTAAGTGGTATCTGCCAATCTACGTTGGGTGGATAAGCTCCCTCTGATGCCCTCTT